TATGCCATTGAAACGATAGCCACGGCTCTTCAGGTCGCCCTTGATCGAATATGCATTGTAGACGCTGACCCTCACCAATAGACCGGAATCGGTGATCGTGGCGCCGATGCAGATGCTCGGACTCGGGGCAACCCTAGCAGTTGATGTGCGGGCATCGCCGTCCGCGGGCATATTGGATACGTATTTACTAAGCAGGTTCTGGTTGATTTCGCAACAGGCCTCAATCATCTTTTCGTATTCCGCCGCCCGTGCCTGCTGTTCCGGGGTGCGATTTGCTTTCGTCCACATTTCAATTTCCCTTTTTGTTTTGGAGCTTCGCTCCGTGGCTTGCTTTCCTTATTTATAGTATACTCGTTATTTATGCAGTATCAATACCTATCCAGGATTTATTTTGGGAAATTTTGAATATGGGGAACTCCCTACAGACAAATAGTCGTGAGCGTACTAATGTATGCGTATGGGAGAGGAATTGTCAGAGCTGATTTTGAGCATGTTCGACGAGGGATCGCCGAGAGAGAGGGCGTTTCTCTGGCGGCTGGCGCTGGGGACGGCTATCGTGGCGCTGATTGGCCTGTTCCGCCTGGGGGTGTGGATAGGGGAATGGCTGGTTGGGTAAGGTGGGAAGGCAAGGGAGCTACCCAAGGGGGGGGTGTTATTCGATCTTGCCTACAGTATAGGCTCTGCAGCCGGTGCAGTAGCCGTTGCGATCGACGAATTTGCCGCACTTGGTGCAGTGCTCGCCACTGGAGGCGGAAGATTGTCCGGCTGGGGCTTCGATGCGGGGCACCTTGGGGAGAGATTCATCGCCCGTGATTTTTGCTCTGAATCCCCAAGTGAGCGCGCCGATGACGCCGCTGGTGATGGCGATCAGAATTACCGAGACAACCACGCCGATAGCCCAGATGATTGCCTTGCCGAATTGCGCGAGCCATTTTTCAATGGTCAGCAACCTGGCTTCGTGATCGCGAGCGGTCTGGCGCAGTCCGAGGTTATCTCGATCGCCAACCACTTCGGTATGAATTTCCCGCAACAACTTGAACGATTCCGCGCCCTGATCGAGCCTGGCCTTATTTGCGGAAACATCGAGTTTGAGCTGTTCAATATCGTCTCCACATTTCTCGCAATCGGTCTTTTTTGGAGCCATGGCGCAATCTTTCAGGTTGTGGGCGGGGTTTGGCGGGCGGAACGGAGGGGCTGTTTGATCTCGGCTATTTTCTCCTGCACCTGGGCAGGCTGGTCGCGCTGGGCAAGGCGTTTTGCCGGATCACTCCCGAGGGCCTTTTCGTCCTCGCGGAATTTCACGGCGGCAACGGCGGTTTGTTCGGCCAGTTCGGCGCGCTCGCGCTGGCGCAGATAGCGGCGATGCAGTGCCCATGCCAGCCAGCAGAGGCCCGCAATCACCCCGGCGGTGAGGACGATCTGAACGATGAGGGCGATCCACTGAGCGTAGGCGTAGGCTGCAGCAGCGACCACGATACAAACGAATGCGGCCCCGGCGAGGCGTTCCGAGCGGAACCAGGTCGCCGCGATGCCGCAGCCGACAGCACCAACCAGCATGATCCCGGCGAGCCAACGGGCGTACTGCTGGCCGTAGGCGTTCGATTTGAGTTCCGCGACCTCGGCGCGGGCCTCGTTCGCAGCCTCGGCGGCGGCGCTGGCTTCGGCCTTGGCGACGGGGATCACCACGAACATCTGCTCGGAGCGCGAGCCGATGGCGTTGAATCGTTGATCGGCGGTATCCAGCCCGACGTTCACGGACCCGACGGCCTCGGCAGGAACCCCCGGCGTAGCGGCGATCTCAGGCATCGCGGCCTTGGCCTTGCTCACGGCCTTGAGCCCGGCCCTGGCGTCGTCGGCGTTGGCTTTGGCCGCGGCTCCCAGGAACTCGTGTTGACGTTCAGCCGGGACCGGAACCGGCTCGCCTTCGGCTGCCTTGGCAGGCGGCGCGGTGAGCGAATCGGGGATCGGATTTCCGGTATACGAGAACGTCGATTTCCCGCAGCCGGTGAGCAGCAGGGCGATGATTACGAGGACGATTACGCTAAACGCCAGATAGGCGAGGCGGGATTGAGTTTCAGGGCGCATGGTCAGGCTCCTTTGCACTTGGTACTGTTTCCCATATTCCTCGTTTCAAATATCCATGCCATTTTTCGTTGTGCCCGGTTACCAGAATTGATGGCGATACTGTTATGGTTCCATCTTCATGCTCGACAACACTATGCTTTATAAGATTCCCAAAAAGTCCATTTGGTGTTCGGCACAACCAAACACCGTCTTGTTTCCAATAGGCCCCCCCCGGTGGCCATTCCCCCTCTCCGTTATAATTCACGCGCATGGTCAGGCTCCTTTGCAGTTGGCGCACACGGGGTTGGTTGCCTCGAGTTGATCCATGTAGGCGTCTTCGTCGACGAACTGGCCGCAGCTTGGGCATTTTATTGGTTCGGCCCCAACGAAAATCGGATCATCCCGGTTGACCTTTTCGGTGAACCAGAGTTCAACCGCCTTGACCCAGGCAATGGCTTCTGTTGGTGACTGCCATATCCCGGACATTTCCGCCTCATTCATGATCAACAGGGTGTCATATATCTGTTGATAGATGCCTGGCGGCAGATCGATCATGGGAGGATAAGAGATGTCTTTCATGGCGACGGAAATCGGCCCCCATTTGTCATAAACCAGGATGCGCATGGCGCGGAATCGGTCCCAGGTGCAATCCATGGGCGGGCATGGCGTGCCGTCCGGCAGGGGGGCGGCGCGGCGGTCGCCGTTGTCGCAGTCGGTCCAGTCAGTCATAATGTCACCCTCAATAATCGAACAGTTCGTATTCGGCCTCAAAGTTGGCGGCGGCGTCGTACACCTGGAGCTGGACGGTGTCCATCTGGTTCGCGCTTTGCGCGATGACGCGTTTGCAGGAACCCCATCCGGAGAAATCCGGCCCATCCCAGCGGCAGACCATGGCGACCTTGTCGTCAGCGTCCCACCAGAAACAGATTTCCAGGCACACCCATTGGGCGTTGGGGGTGTGGCAGACGCGGTTGTCGCTGTTGTTTTGATTGGTCAGCGTGGCCGTACTGAAATAGTGCATCTGGCTGTAGTAGTCCGCCTTGGTGGTATCAACGGTGCCGGCGCCGTTGTCCAGCAGCAGGCTCATGGCATAGCCTGCCGAGGCGGCGCTTTTGATCCTGAGTTTCAGGCGGCGGCGCGTGCTGTTGGTGAGGCCAAATGTAGTGATCTGGTAGCTGGAAACACTGCCCCCGGTGTTCCCGGATTTGATCGGCGTGAGGCTGGCCCCGCCACCTCCGGATTCGGCGGCCCAGGTCGGCACGCCGGAAGCGAGTTTCAGGATCTGCCCATCGGTGCCCTTGGCGAGGCGGGAGATGATGCCATCGGCGGCGCAATAGAGGACGTCTCCGGCGACCAGCCCGGCGAACTGCTTGATGCGCTTGCCCGTGGTGCCGTCGAGAACGACCAGCCCGCCGTCTGTGGCGCTGGCAGGTCCGACCACGTCGCCGGTGCCGGCGGCGGTCACCCAGCCGTCATAGCCGAGGATCTTCCCGGTGGCCCCGCCGGTGATGTAGGTTTGCAGGGCCGACAGCAGCGTCTTGCGCGCCCAGGCAACGCCGGTGTGGAACCAGCCCTCGCCGATGGCGCCGGGGTTGGCGCTGGTGGGCTGGCCCTCGGTGTTGCGGCCAAGGTCCTGGTTGATGGTGAGGGCGCCGATGGCGTAGGTGTCCACCTCCACCCCGGTGTCGTCCTCGGCATCGATTTCCGCGACTTCCAGGCGGGCGATCTTGCTGTCCGCATCCATCCAGGCGGTGAGTTCGGCGGTGTCGAGGTCGAGGGTTAGGGTGCAGGGGTTGGCCCAGGCGGCATAGGCCGTGGCCAGCCAGTCGCCGGAGAGAGCGGCAGGGTCTTTGATGCCCAGGCGGATGCCGACTTCGACGGCTTGCTCGGCGAGGGCCGAACCGTCGTACAGGGTGACCTGTACAGCCTGAGAGGCTTCGCCGCGAAGCAGCTCGCCAAGGGCGGTGTCGAGGTCGAGGAAGCGTCCGGACCCATCGCGAAACGCGTGGTACTCCGGGCGGCGGCGGTCGAGGCTGAGCTTGAGGGTGTAGGCCATGGGGTTACTCCGCTATAGGCTGAATTCGGTGGTCCAGAAACTGTCGAGGGCGGCGCGGACGGTGGATGAGAGGGCGCGGGCGTAAACCCGCAGTTCGGCAATCTGCATGTCCGGCGCGTCGGTGTCGGGATCATAGGAACCGCCATCGCCGCCGCCGACCTGGAGGGCGAGGTTGTCGGCCCCGGCCGCGCCGCCGCCGGTGTAGGTGGCGCTGTCGGCCAGACTGTTGTTGACGTAGATCGAGAACGAGCCGTTTTCGTAGATGGCGACGAGGCGATACCAGGTGGAGCTGCTGAGGGCGGCGGTACTGACGGACTGCGAGCCGTTGTCCTGATTGACGAGGTTGAAATCAACGACGCCGGTGGAGTTGAGGAGCAGGCGGAACCAGAAGCGGCCGGTGGTCGTGTCGATGCGGGCCAGGATGTAGCTGTCCGACAGGGCGTTGAAGCGGACGACCATGCCGATGGTGAACGAATCGGAAGGCCCGAACTGGGTCAGGGTGTTGGCGGGCGTCTCGATGACGTCATTGGCGCCGTCCCAATCGACCACGGGATAGCCGTTGAGGACGTTGCCAATGATGCTCGGCTGGTTGGCGGCGACGGCCTGGGTGAGGTCGTTGCTGTTGCCGCTCTGGTCTGCCCAGGTGCCGATGGCGCCGGTGCCCAGCTCGTCATGCCGCACGTAGAGGCGCATGCCGGTATCGAAGGGAATGTCGGTGACGGTGCCGGTGACCCACTGGATCACGTCGTCCACGTGCCCCAGAAGTTGGGTGTCGTCGGCGGCGTTGTAACCGGGCAGGGCGCGGAGCCAGGTGGCGAAATCCATCTCGGTGAGGATGATGCCGACCACGTAGGTGCTGTTTACCTGCACGGCCTCGGTGGGGATGGGGAGCCAGGCGAGGACGTCGTCGACGGCGGCAGGCAGGTTTTCCCAGGTGGCGGGCAGGGGCCAGGCCCACGTCAGGTAGACGTCGGCGCTGCCGTCGGTAGCCACGTCGGGCGGGATGGTGCCGTCCACATAGCAGGGGCGGACCTCGACCACGTAGGGGTAATCCTCCTCCGGCAGGGCCGTGACGACCTTGCCGAAGCGGACGCCCGCCGGAGGCAGGCCGGGAAGCCCGAGGTTGGCGCCAGACTGGCCGCGCTCGACGATGGCGACGGCGTTGCCAAGGCGATTCCAGGCGGCGGCGGTGGGGAGGACGTATTGCTCGGGCATCAGGAGTCCTCCAGGCTGAGGGCGCCGAAGTCGGCGGAATTGTATTGATCGAAGGTCAGCCAGATGGGCGTGCTTGCCGGGTCGAGGATCGCGCCGGAGTTGTCCAAATCGACCATGCCGTTGATCTGCTGGCCGGTTTTGTTGCTGTCGGTGATGGGGACGCGTTTGCCGCTGGCGAGATACCAGGTGCCCGCATTGCGGATCCGGGCGGTATGCTTGGGGGTGGTGGCATCGCGGTCGTTGCGCGGCATGGCCACGAGGAATTCGTAGGTGACTTTCCAAAACTGGTAGTTGGTGCCCTCGAAAGTCTCTTCGGTATAGTCCTGGCGGACGTCGATACAGCGGACGCGACCGGCGGCATAACCTCGGAAAGTACTTGAATTGACCTTGTTGCGATAACTCGCATAGGCGGTGCGGCTGGCCTCGTTGCGCTCGATGGATATACGCTCGTCGCTGTGGTCGATGGTGACGGGAAAGACCTGGCCAGCCTTGTTGGCGATGGGATCGCCATTGGCATCGGTGTCCACCTGGACGTTGGCCGGAGCGCCGCTCACACTCACTTTCATCGGCCGATCGAGGGGGGCCAGGGAGTCGCTGCCGGCGCTGGTGTAGTCGGTGACCTCATAGGTCAGGGTGACGTCGACCTCGGTGGATTTGCTGATGCGCAGGGCGCGGCGGCTCTTGAGCCGGAGGGTGGTGTAGGTGCCATTCCAGGCGCTGCCCTGGCTGGGGATGGCGGTAGTGCCGTCGTCGGCGAACATGGCGGCGGCGGTGTCGACGTTGGCCGGCGAATCGAAAGTCACGCGGTAGGTGCGGGTGCCCTTGGTGGGGACGCTCTTGCCCTCGGCGGTTTCGCCCGGCTGCAACAGGACCTGGTTGACGTTGGCGGTGGCCATGGCTTAGAGGTTCCCTGGCTGGAGGTTGACGGCGCCACCGGTGAACCCGGCGACGAGGGCCTGGAGCACCTGGTCGAGGGTGACCTGGTTGCGCTCGAGAAGCTGGTTCGTTTTCTTGGTGTTGGTGGCGGTCTGGCGGGCCTGTTCGACGGCGGGGTCCACGAAGCTGCGGCCGGTGAGGAAGCGGGCTTCGATGGCCTGGCCGGCGGCGAAGCTCTGGCCGCCCCCGGTTCCGGCGGTCTGGTTGCGGGCGTCCTCGGCAGTCTTGCGCCACTGTTCGATGGCTTTGTTCTGAATCGCCCCCTCGCGCTGGGCGATGGTGCCTTCGAGCAGGTTTTTCATGAAATTGGTGGTATCCGCCATGCCGGCCAGGAACTGGCGGACGGGGCCATCCGGGCCAGTGGTCCAGAGCGGGGCAATGGGGGGCAGCTCGCGCTTCGGCGGGGGCGGCGTGTCGGGAACGCCTGGGCGGGCTTCCGGGGCGACGAAGGCGGAAGGGAGGTTGCCCTTACCCAAAGCCTTGATGGCGTCGACGGCCCACTTGGCGCGGGCGACGACGTTGTCCCACAAGTCCTGGAATTCCAGGATGAGGTTGGCGATCATATCGCTGGCCGACTCTTTGAAGCTGTCCCACATGTTGAGCATGACAGCGGCGCCGCGGGCGGCGAGGCTGGGGAGGACGGCGGTGAAGAAGTTGGCGACGAAGCCGCCGATGTTGGCGAAGATGTTGGCGAGGGAGAGGAGCTGACGGACGCCTTCGAGGGCGAAGATCTGGAGCAGCTCTTTCCAATTACGGATACCGAAGGCGATGTAGTCGATGACGGTGGTGTAGGCGCGGGAGCCGGTGATGGCCTCGCCGAGGTTGCCGAGGAAGTCGTCCCAGGCATTGGCGAGGTCGGCATGGACGCCCTTGGTGGCTTCGCCGATGCCGCCGACTTCGCGCTTGAGCTCGTCGAGGATGACGCGCTGGGCGCGGTAGAGATCATTCTGGGCCATGGCGTTGCGGATCTGGAGCTGCTGTTCGGCAGTGAAACTGACGCCGACGTCGGCGAGGGCGCTCATGCCCTTGACGGGGTCGTTGAGGGCCTTGCCGAGCTGGATGGTGGTGCCCTGGAGGGAGTTGCCGAAGGCGGCGGACATGTCGCTGACGAGCTGCATCGCCTCCGCAAAGACAGTGTTGTTGACGTTGGTAAAAGTGAGCATGACGGCCTGGGCGTTGTCGAGCTCGGCGAGGGGCAGGCCGGTGCGCTGGCGTTCGATCTTGGCGAGTTCCTTGAGCTCGTCGGCGGCGAGGCCGGCGGCGTTGCGGGTGGCGCGGAGGACGGCGGCGCGCTTGAGGTCGGCGCGGCGCGCTTCCTCGAAAACGCGGATGGACTCGCGGGCGACGTCGAGGAGCTGGCGGAAACTGAAGTAGGCGGCGGCGGCCCCGGCGAGGTTCTGGAGGGAGTTGCCGAACGCGCCCAGGGAGCCACCGGCTTTGTTGAGCTGGGCGCTGGCGTTGTCGCGGGCATTGATCAGGATGTTAACGTCCTGCCGGGGCATGCTCTGGCTCTCCTGGGGTTGGCGGTCAGTTGATGAGTTCGGCGAGGGCGGCCAATGGGCCTAGGCGTTTGAGGCGATAGGGCTGGCGGAGGGCGTTGACGTGTTCACAGGCATGGGCGAGGTGGGCGGGCTGGTCGAGGTAGCCTCCCGACTCGGGCAGAGTTCCGCGGTGCCAGGCCTCGGCAAGGCGGAGGAGCCCGAAGGCGGGCTGGGCGTAGCGGTGGGGGCACTGGTCAAGGGTCCAGGTGCCGGCGTCGTGGCAGTCGGGGCAGCCATGGCCATGGCATCCGGGGCACTGGAACTCGAGGCCGGACTGGGCGCCGAGACGGTCGACGTCGCAAGCCCCGGGCTGACACTGGTGATTGAGCTCTCCTTCGGCGAGGGCGACGGCGACGGCGATTTTTTTTTATCGGCGAGGCTCATGCTCTCGCAGGCGAGGGTGGCCATGGCCAATTCGATGTATGACGCTGGATCGAGGAGATCGATAAGGTCTTTCCCGGGCGGATCAATGACGCGCTTTTCAAGTAGTGGGTTGATGAGTTCAAAACCCTGGCGGGTATTGCGGCACTGTTCGAGACCAGCGATTGCATCCTCCAGAGCGATGCGCTCGCGGATGGTGCCGGCGCGGCAAAGGAATACGGGGGACTGGTCGCCCAGGCTGGGGAGCCTGGCCTCGTAGGTTCTGGGGTTGAGCTGCATGGGGGTTTGTCCTTTCGGGGTTGTCCAGCTTAGGAGCCGGAGGTGAAGTTGAGGGTGAGCTCGTCGTCGTTGGCGGCGGAGCGGCGAAGGGCGAAGGTGAGGTCGTCGGTGATGAGGCCATTGCGATCGCCGGACTTGACGTCGTCCACCTGGGCGGCGGGGGCGGCCCATTCGAGCTTGTTCCAGGTGGCGCCGCCAAGGGCGATGGCGAGGGCGCGGGTGGTGCCGGCGGTGAAGTCGGCCCAATGGTTCTGGGTGGCCAGGAGGACTGCCTCGCGGGAGAGGGTGACGGTGGGCTGGCGGTCGGTGATGATGTAGTAGCCGTAGCCGCTGGCGGCGGTGACGTCGGGGCGTTCGGATACCTGGTTGCCGAGATCGATCTCGATTTTGTCGGTGGTGAGGCCGAGGGTGGCGACGGTGCAGGTGCAGCCGCGGACGGCGGGGGGGATGATGCTGGGCATGGTGGGGGCCAGGAGCGTGGCGTCGGTCGGCTCTACCCAGATGCCCATGAACTCGAACTCGGCATAGCCTTTGACCCCGGCTTTGTCGAGGACAAACTTGACGTTGCCCATGGCGCCGTAGATAGCTTTGCGGCGGCCGTCTTCGTACATGGCGATGGTGACGGTGTGGGGCACGTCGTCGGTGGCGCTGCCGGCGGGGGCGAGGCTGCGGAGGATGAAGTTGGTGATGGTGCCGGAATCGGGGACGAGGCCGCAGGCGGGCAGGAGGGTGTTCGCCCAGGTGGGGGCGGTATCGGTGGTGCCGGAGCCGTGGAGGTCGACCTTGAAAGTGGCGGTGCCCATGCGGGCGCCCATGGCGGCGGCGAGCTCGGAGAAGGCGCCGGGATAGGGGCGGGCGACCTTGTCGACGGTGGGGACGATGTCCGCTTCCCAACCGAAGAAGGCGGCTTCGGCGGCGGTGATGGTTTCGGCGGTGCCGAGGGTGGCCTCGAGCTTGGCGCCGATGACGATCTTTTTCTTGAAGAGAGGCATGGGTTACTCCTCGGCGTTGGCCGCGGCGGGGGCCGGGGCGGTGGTGATGGCGGAACCGTGGGCGGGCCAGGGCTCCCAGGCGCGGGCCATGAGGAGGAGGTCCTCGGGCTTGACGGCGTGGGTGTTGCGCTGGAGGGCCTGGGCGTGGGTGATGACGTGGTCGTAGACGCGGAGCTCGTACCAACGGCCCTCGGCATCGGCGGGGCGGTGGGAGAGGAGCATGGATTCGAAAGCGTGGACCTCGTCGATGGTGGCGAAGACTTCGGCAACGGCGACGTCGCGGCCCTGGCGGAGGTAGAGCCCGGCGCACTCGGCGGCGCTCCAGAGGGCGGCGGTGTCGGCATCGGCATCGTAGAAGTAGCGGCCCTGGCGGATGGAGAAATCGTCGTTGGGGTTGAGGACGAGGCAACCGTGCTGGAGGGCGGCGGCGGTCTTGCCGGCGCCGGGGAGGCCGCGGTGCACGTGGAGGATGGGGATCATGGGATGTCCTTTCACTTGACGGTGTAGGGGTCCGTCGCGTCGGTGCGGTAGCGGACGTTGAGGGTGTGGGTGATCATCATCAGGCCGTTGAGCTGGTTGATGCCCCAGGTGGGGGCGTCGGGCTCGGTGTCGAGGGCGAGGCCGTCCCAGGTGGTGTTGCCCATGGTGGCCTTGACGATGTCGGCCCAGAAGGTGTTGAGCATCTGCTCGACGGGGTCGGTGGCTTTGTCGCTGGGGCGGTAGACGAGGTCGAGCTGGATGGGCTGGAGCCAGAGGGCGTAACGGCCCTGGCCGAAGTCGATGGTCTCGAGGGTGGGGTCGGCAAGGATGAGCTGGACGACGTAGTTCTGCGCCGGGGTGCGGCCGATGCCATCGGTGGTGGCGGGACGGTAGACGCTGTCGACGGTGACGTTGTAGCCGTTGGCGACGGTGACAGCCTGGATGGCGGCGACGACCTTGGCGACGATTTGCTCGACTACGGGGAGGCTCATGCGTTACCTCCGGGAGTGGCGCGATCGCGTTGGCGCTTTAGTTCGACCTCGACCTGGCGGGCGAGCTCAAGGCCGAGGCGCTCGCGGAGGGTGCGCTCGTAGACGCCGCGGGCGAAGCCGGGGAGGTCGCGGAAGAGGCTAGCGAGGCTGGGGCCTTTGCGGTGGACGATGGGGAGGCGGGGGACGAATTGGCCGCCCTCGACGAAACGCTGCATGACCTGGCCGGCGCCCTTGCTGGCGCTGGGCGGAGGGATGAAGCCGTGGGGGATGAGCTGCCAGCCCCTGGACTTGGAAACTTTGTACTTGACGCCCTTGGCGGTCTGGCGGTGGGGGAACTGCTCGAGTCCAGGGCGACCGCCGGCGAGGGTGATGGTGGCGCTGGGCGACTTGCGCGTGGCTTTGCGGAGGCGGATGAAGTCGGCCTTGAGGGCGCTGGCCTTGATGGGGACGTCGCGGCGGATGGTGGAAACAATCTCGGCGCGAGCCTTGACGGCGACCTTGTTGACGGCGCGGGGCATGGCGCGGGTAACGGCCTGGGGGCCGAGCATGGCCTGGGCGCGGGCGAGCTCTTTTTTGTTGAAGCCGATGGAGATCGGGGCATCGGCGCGGGAGCGGTAGGCGCGGTTGGTGGCGGCCATGGTCAGCGGAGCTCCAGCTTGATGGTTCCGGGGTTGATCTCGATGACGGTGTGGACGCGGCGGGCGACGAGGGGCTGGCCGGGGCGTTCGGCGACGTCGATGGCGTCGGCGCCGGCGTCGAGGAGCTTTGAGTCGATGCCGAGGACGGGGTCGTTGAGGACGGTGACCTGGATGACGGGGGCGGCGGCCTGGCCGTAGGCTTCGGGGGTCTGGCGGGCGACGATGGCCTGGATGGTGCGACCGCCGTTGCCGCCGGGGCGGTAGCGCAGGGCCTCGCCGGCGTAGCTTTTGCTGGCCGGGTTGAGGACGGTGCGGCGGATGACGGCGGCGGCTCTCTGGTAGGCGTCCATCGGTTGGCGGTCCTGGCTCTCGCGGTTATGGGTTCAGGGTGAGGCGCGTCGGGGAAGGAGGCCGGAAACCCGGCGCGCCACACACGTGGGTTAGCTGCGATACTTCTTGCGGCCGGTGATGGAGACGGCGACCTCGAAGGCGGGGCTGTCGGTGCCGCCGATGGTGAGCTTGACCTGGAGGTAACGCTCGATGGCGCGGGTGTCCAGAACGATGGTCTGGGTGGAGGCCGCGGCGTCGGTGACCTGGGTGAAGCCGCCGCCGGTGATGGCGGCGTAGGCGTCGGCGACGCCGTCGTCGCTGGAGCCGTGGCAAGCCACGTCGAGGGTGGGGTCGGTGCCGGCCTGGTTGTTGGCCTGGAGGGTGACGCGGACGTCGCCCTCGTACTGGGAGAGGTCGATGGGGTTGTCGATGAGGGCGGTGGCGGCGTAGGTGTCGGCGCTGACGATGTTGCTGGTAGTCAATTCGGCGAGGCGCATGGCTGGTTTCTCCTGCTGGTTTGCCGATCGGTTGTCATGGTTGAGGGATCACGTCCCAGGGCGGCGGGACCGGGGGGAAAGGACAAGCCCCGGCCCCGCTACCTGCTGGGCTTACTGAGCGCCGGAGTCGGTGGAGGCGCAGAAGCTGACCGCATGGCGGCAAGCGACGTTGGCCAACTGGTTGATGACGACGCGGCGCTGACCGTTGGAGGCCAGGGTGTAGGGGTCGACGACGATGTCCATCCCGTCCCACAGGCCGATGATGAGGTCCTGCCAGTTGCCGAAGATGACCTTGTTTCCGGGCATCTGGCTGGTGACGGCGGCGGGGTAGCCGTTGGGGGCGTTGTCGGCGCCCCAGAGCCAGCGGGCGGCGCCGGTGGCCTGGTCGATGGAGCGCCACTTGCCGCGGACGCCGGGGCTGGTGATCCAGCCCATGGAGCCGCGCAGGGCGTTGTCGGTGGAGACTTCGGTTTCGAAGCTGACAACCTTGGCCCAGGTGGCGGCGGCGCCGAAGGTGACGGTGTTGATGCCGGTGGTGTTGAGGATGCCGAGGGGTTCGGCGTTGCCGTCGCCATCAATGGCGGCCAGATCCAGGGCCAGAGCCAGGACCTCCATGAGCTCTTCGCGGACCATGGACTCGACATCGACGCTGGCCTGGGCGAGGAGCTGGAGGGTGTAGGCGGTCTGGGCGCCGAGGCGCTTGGGCGTCATGCCGACCTGGGCGAAGGTCTGGTTGCTGGTGGTGATGGAGCCGGTCTCGCTGAGCCAATAGGCAGTGGCGCCGCCAGCCTTGGAGGGGATGGCGATGTTGCCCATTAGGCCAGTGAGGACGCGGGCGCCCATGCTGGAGACAACGGGCATGGCGCGCAGCAGCTCGATCATGCCCTGGCCGGCGTCGTTCTCGGTGACGAGGTAGCCACCGGCGCTGGGCGTTTCGGCGTTGAGGGCGCGGCGGCGAATAGGCGCGGTGAGCACGTCGTGAGGGACGAAGAATCCTTCGGGACTCTTTCCGGTGCGCTTGGCGACTTCCTGGGAGAGTTCGGCCTCGAGGCCGTCGACCTTGCGGCCGCTGCCCATGGCGGCCATGGCGCGGCAGAGGGAGTAACGCTTGAGGTCCTTCTGGGACACGCCAATATCGGGGGACTCGGTGACCTTCTTGCCGCCGGCCTCGGTGATGGCCTTGATGCGGAAATCGTCGAGGGGGGTGCCGTCGTCGATGTGCTTGGCGGCGAACTCGGGGGCGAGGCGGAGGTTGGCGGCGATGGCCTTGATCTCCTTGGCGCGCTGGCGCTCTTCCTTGGCGGCGGTGGCGCGCTCGGCGACGACGTCGATCTGGGGAGCGGCGGGCTCGGTGGCGGTGGGGGTGGGAGGCATGGTGCGGTTCTCCTGGGGCTTGGGGGTTGCCCCGTTCGGGGGCGGGTTGTTGTGGGGAGAGGGTTCGTGGGCGCGGCCGACGCCGACGGTCTCGTCGGCAGGCACGGCGACGATGGAGATTTCGTAGGGCATCCAGTTGGTGACGCGGTACTCGTCGATGCCGTCGGGGTTGGATTTGACGAGCTTCATTTCGTTGACCTTGTAGCCAACGGAGACGTTGCGGCGGATGCCGTCGACGATCTCGCCGAAGACCTGTTTGGCGTAGTCGGAGCGCTTGGAGAAGCGGAGCTTGGCGCGGAGCTTCTTGCCGGTGGTGTCGATGGTGACGCTGTCGACAACGCCGACCTGGTCGGAGTGGTGCTCGACCATGACGGCGGCGCCGTCCTGCATGCGGTGGAGGTCGACCTCGGACTTTTTGCAACCGAGGACCTCGAGGCCGAAGTAGCGCTGGTAGGGGACTTCGCTGGCGAAGGAGAGTTCGACGGTCTGGGCTTCCTCGTCGATGGCGAGGGCGCGCTGGTCGCCGGTGGGGAGCTCTATGCTCCACTGGCGCTTGGCTTCGTAGTCCTTGGGGACGGTGATGGGGTCAGGCATTGGGATCCTCCTGGTGGGTGACGTCTTGGTAGTCGGCGGGGTCGAGGCCGAGCAGGGGGGCGGCGTCGGCGGGGTCGATGGTGAGGGCGTAGGCGAGCCCGGCGACGGCGGCTTGCTCGGAGAGCTTGCCGTCGATGAGGAGCCCGGCGAAGTTGGCTATGGTGAGGGCGACGGCGTTGGCGGTGCCTTTGTCGATGCCGCCATCGGCGGTGGCGCCCTGGGGGTTGAGCTTGGCTTTGAGGGCGGCGTCTTTGGCGCGGCGCTGTTCGACGGTGGCGAGTTCCTGGCCGTGGAGCTGGGCTATGACGTCGGAGTTGGCCATCCAGCCGCGATCGACCTGCATGCCGTAGGCCATGAGGTCCTTGACTGGGTCATGCATCTGCCAGCGTTTGCCCTGGAAGCGGGGGCAGTTGAGGCGGTCGAAGGCGGAGGCTTCGAGGTTGCCGAGGCGCATGGAGAGGCGGACGCGGAGCCAGTTGGTGAACTGGGGGCGCTTGGCGCGGTTGGCGTAGAGGGTCTGGATGCGGCGCCAGTTGGAGCGCTCGATGAGGACGCCGGCGCGGATGCTGGAGAGGTTGACCTGGTCAAGGGCGCCGGTGAGGGTGGGGTAGCTGAGCATGAGGCCGGCGGCGATCTCGCCGGCGACCTGCTTGTGGAAGTTGACGTAGGAGCCGTTGGGATGGGTGGGATTGTGGCTGACGAGTTTGCGACCGGGGCCGCCGTCGTTGATGGCGCCGGGGCTGAGGTCGAAGCTGGGCTTGGTGACGAGGCGGTCGTCGCTCTGGCCGGCGCCGTTTTGGTCGTATTCCCAGCTCCAGATTTTGCAGGCTTCGGCGCGGGCGGCGACGAGCTCGGCCTCGGTGTAGCGCTCGAGGTGGATGAGGCGGAGCATGACGGGGGCGAGCCAGGAGAGGCCGATGCAGTCGGTGGCGTGGAGGGGGTCGTAGACCATGGCGACGCGGTCGGCGGGGATGCGGATGAGCTGGCGGTCGAAGGAGGCGAACTCGCCTTCGCCGGGGGTGGTGCCTTTGAAGTGGTAGGCGATGGGGCGCATGGTCTCGAGGTCGTACTCGATGGAGGCGACGAGGCGGTTGCCGTTGGGGAGCTTTTTGCGATGGCGGTCGACGTCGAGATAGGTGGCGTCGAGGACCTGGATGGCGATGCCCTGGGCGTGGGGGTGGAAAATCTGGATGGCGAAGCCGTCGCGAGCGGTGAGGAGGAGGGTTAGCTGGTCGAGCTCGGCAATGGTGAGCTGCCCGCGGTAGTCGCAGAGGGATGGGGTGTTGCCCCAGCGGTGCCACTCGGACTCAATGAGGTTGTTGGCGTAGTCGTCGGCGATGGTGATGGGCTGGCCATTGGGGTCGGCGGCTTCGAGGGTGGCCTCGTTCTGGAGGGTGTAGCCTTCGGCGCCGATGACCTCGGAGCGGAGGAGGTCGAAGTAGCGACGGGCGTAGGGGCTGTCGACCGCGAATTTACGGGCGCGGCTGCGGATGGCCTTGTGGTCTTTTAGGATGTCGTCGCCGAAGCTGGACAGGGGCGTGCCCCAGTCGGCGGAGAGGCGGTCGATGCGGGCGCCGTCGAAGACGCGGACGACCTTGGGCACGAGGTGGCGGGTGATGAACTTGGGGAGGTAGCTGGTGATGCCCATTAGCAGGCCCTCGTGAAACGGATGCCAATGGTCTCGGGAACGGTCTTGCCGGCGGTGCGGGCGGCTTCGGCAAGCTCCTTGCGGTAGAGGACGGCGTAGGCGTCGCGCCATTCGAGGAGGAGCTGGGGGGACATCTGGCCGATGGTGACGCCGTTGAGGGTAGTGGTGAGGACGGCGTCGGAGGCGTTTCCCTCGATGGTGGCGTTCAGGGCGTCGAGAGTGCGCTTGACCTGGGAGCGGGGATCGGCGTCTGAGGTGGCGAAGTTGGGCTTGACGATGACGCGGCCGGCATCGATCTGGAAGCGGTCGGAGTCGGCGCGGTGCGTGACGTATGCCTGATAGGAGTACTCGCCAGGAGGATAGGCCGAGGTGGCAGTGTGGGCGGCGGCAATGACGTGGGTGTCGCTGTCGGCGGCGGCGGTCAGGACAACGGGAGTTGAGGGGTTGCCATGCAGGCGCAGGACATAGGAGAGTTCCCAGGCCGAAGCGGGGTAGTCGCCGAGGTCGCGAGTCCATTGCCAGCTATCGCCGGCGACCAACTCGGTCGGGATGTCTGCGGGTCGATTCGGGTTCGTTGCCATCTGCGCTCCTGCGGTTTGCAGGTACTATTCCAGCGCGATGGCATGGTCGTTGACTTATAGATTCTTCATTGGCAGCAGGTGGCGCAACATGGCGTAACGTGGCTTAAGCGAAAAACGCTCAAAACTGTTGCAGGATAGAAACTGTGCTACACTCCAAGACTGAGAACGTAGCGGATGATGTGCCTAAAACTGTTGCAAAACCGTTCTATAGAAATTTCGCGGTTTTCCGGGCTCTTTAAACGGTCGCAGTTTGCGGCGCCAGGAAGGACCCGCAAAAATCCCTCGATATGGTCATTTTAGGGCCGTTCTTCCCTCTGACTTGTGACGCTTGGGACACGCTTAGTTATCATATATAGCATAACCTAATATAAAACATTGTTTCAACTTAGGTTTTTGATTGTGGGATATGCGGTCTGTCTCGCCTGTCACAATACTATCTGTTTGAGCTCAAAATAGCGGCGAGGTGTTTTAGATCGACCTCTTTTGCATGATCGCTATACAGCCGCGTCAGAGAAGCCGAACCATGCCCAACGACCGCCTGGACGATGGGGAGCGGAACGCCCAAGCGCGCGGCGCGCCAGACAAACGTATGTCGCAGGGAATGAAAATCTTTGATTGCGAGAGGGGAGCCTGTGATGGCTCTCGCTGGTATCTTTGCGGCGGCGAACGTATTCCGCAACCTATAGGAAACTCCTGATCGATTTGATAAATACATATCAGCCTGAGTCGGTAGGAGATACGTTTCGGACGGCGGCAAGCCGGCTATCAATGACCTTACCTCTGGCAGCATTGGGACAAGCACTGATTGCCCTGTCTTTCGCTGAGCCAGCCGGCGGATCCAGCCACCATCAGTGTCTATTTCTGCCCAGGTAAGTGTGCAGACGTCTCCCAACCGTAATCCGGTATTCGCCCCAATAATGATCAACGGCCGCGTGAAATCATCGGCATGGTTGATGATAGTTTTCAACTCGCTTTCCGAAAACACATCGCGGTGCGCACCGCTGGCGGCGGGAATAGGAACGTCCTCAAATGGATTCTCTGTAAGCCCGGCTGACCGGCGGCAAACGCGAAACACATGCCTAAGCTGAATCAGATATTCCCGTCGCGACTTCTGGCCAAGGGCTGCCGTGCTGTTCTCATATTCCGCCTCGTGTCGGCGGCCCGGCCTGTTCAGCTTTATGGTACGAACAAATCGCCCATACTTCGCGAGCTGCTGGGCATACCCGCGAGCCATCTCCGGAGACACGTCGGCGAGCACGTCGACAGCCGGATGCTTGGCGGCCAGCCAGGCTGACCAATCACGCCATATCGATTCAATTTGCTGCCGCGACCTATCCGACAACGAGCCCCGACGCGGAACGTTCAGCCGCAGAAAATGAGTCATGGCATTATCGATCGTCACCTCTGCCGAGCCCATTCGTATCCGCCGGACCGTCTCTGCCAATTCTGCCGCTGACTTTTTCCCTCGCAAATCAGAAACAAAATCCCGTTCCCACTGCTCAGCTTCCCGTTTCACGGTTTTCCCGGTGCTTTTTCGTATCTCCCGGCCATCTATTTGTACTCGTACCCAATAAACCGTTCCACGCTGATACAGTCCCATGTCTTTTCCTTACTGTGCCGACTTTTTTGATAGTTGCCGCGGGTGTGCCGGGTTTTGTGCGATTTCTTGAATCTACACCAGCGATAATCAGGAGCAAGCAGGGGTTAGCGTGGACGGCAATATTGATGGCATTAGGTAAGAAAAAGGGGGGAAATTGGGGTGGATGACCGGACTTGAACCGGCGACCTCCTGGGCCACAACCAGGCGCTTCACGTAAGCAGAGGCGGCCACTGTGCCGGGTTTTGTGCTGGTTTGATGTTTTTGAAACCAGAGAGTGGCAGGGGCGGTCAGGGGCGGGAAAATCAGCGACCAGTAATGAAATTGCGGCGGATTACTCGCGGCATCGGCGTGGCTGCAGAGGCAGCCAAATCCGTTGATCTTGGCGCTTCCGTAGACGGTGGGGGAGCCGCCGGCGGGGGCGGTTTGCTGAGCTGCGCATGGAACGCCATGAGCAGGACCTGGATCATCTTCTCCACGTCGAAATAGTGGTCGTCGGCCCCATCGGCCGGGCGCCATTCGCTGATGTCAGCCTTGGGCTTGTTCGCCGGCGGCCGGACGCTGAGGAGCTGCTCGAGGTACTCCGCATCCGGGGTCGGCGGCAGGTGGAAGAACGACGCCCGCCCGTCCGCGATGCGGTGCATATGCCATAGCAACCGGTGCTGGAAGATATGCGGGTTCGCTCGGATGAGCCTGTACTTGTTGCGGCTGAGTTCCCATGGGATCGACTGCCGCCCCACGCCCTTGTAGCTGTAGCAGTTTGGCAGCCGCCGAATCAGCGCGTCGACCTCCAGCGTCCGATGCCCGCCCTCGTCGATGATCCCGTAGCGGCATTGTTTCCCGGCGTACAGCGCGTTGTACGCCCGTTCCAGGTCGTCGTCGGTCGCCGCGAACCCATTCCCCAGCCGCCAGGTCTGGCCGCCCTCGCCGAGCCCAACCGCGCCCCAGTACCAACCGGTATCCTGGGTATCCGCGCCGAACAGGACATAGCGCACCTCGTCATCCGCCGGCAACGCCCGGCAATGCGCCCGTTTGAACTCCTCCATCGACTGCCCGCGCGTCCCCCGCAGCCGAAACGGCAGACCCCGGATCGACTGGTCCAGGAACATCTGCCCCTCGATCGTTCCCTTGCCGCCGCCGTCCCGCAGCGCCTCGCAGATGTCCCGCCACGAGATGAACGGGCTTGCCAGCGCGCTCCATTGAAACCCCCGATGCTCCCCCAGGCGCTCCGGGTGCCGGTGCACGAACTCCCCGGCCAGGTTCATCGCCTGGCGCTCCCCTTCCACGTGCTTCCGCCCGCAGCTCGGGCACACCCAGCGGATCGACAGTTCCAACACGTTGCCGCTCTCGTCCATCTCAAACCGCATTGGCCGCATGTCGTGCGCCACCGTCAGCCCCCCGCACCCCAGGCACCGCACATGCCATTCCCCCTGGCTCGACCGCGCGTACTCCTGATTGATCGGGCCATTGGGCAAGGTCGGCGAGCAGCTCAGCCAGCGCAGCGACTCCGCGAACGTCCGCGTCCGCTTATCCAGGTTGCGGATGTTCGAAACGTTCTTCGCGCTCTCCAGCGCCTTGATGCTCGAATTGTTCGCCTGGCTCGGCAGGTTCCAGAAATCCACCTCGTCCCCAACCACGATCGCGGCCGGGTGACTCGTCACCGGCGACCCCGACCCGCAGAAGTGCACCACCATGTCGCTGAACAGATACCGATCCGCCCGCTTCGACCCCGGCGAATCCAGTTCCCGGCGCAGCTTCGGGATCCCCCGCATCAACGGCTCAACCTGTTCCTGGTTCTTCTCCGCCGCGATGTCGTCGTTCTGCCATACGATCAAGGCCGGCGCCGGGCGCCGCTCCATCCGGTACATCAAACCCCACACCCAGGGCGACGTCTTCGCCGTCTGTTCCGGCGCCATCACCGTCACCTTCAGCCGCTTCCCCCGCTCGTTCCAACACCGCAGCGGCTCCCGCAGGTACGGCGTCAGGTCCAGATTCACCAATCCATCCGCCGCGCTCGTCGTATCCAGAGTCAGGTCGATGTTTTCCTCCACCCACTCATCGCAAGGCATCTCCTGCCCGGGCAACAGCCAACCCGCCAGGTACTGCGTCAACGACCGCCGCGCGTCCGGAAGAATCGGTAAGCTCATCTATTTCTCAGCCCTTCCAGCCTTCGATTTTTGCGATGGCCGCGAGCGCTTCCTGGAGGAAGAGCGCCGCGAGCTGCGGAACGATCGCATTGCCGTAACCGCGCAAGCGCACCACTCGGGCGGGAAGCCCATGAGCCAACGGGAAAAATGTGGGTTCAACTGGGATGCGGCGGGCTTTCCCGTCGAGGTATCGGTGCAACCGGTACTCGCTCCACGGGCCTGAGATTCCAAGTCTCCGCCGCCGCTCTGGATTCTCCCAAGTTCCTTTTTCCGTTCCGCACTTTCCGCGCCGCCGGTTGGTGTCCTCGGTGTTGCATACCCCGCCAGCAAAGCGCTCTCCGTCAACTGGCCACGGCGCTGGCCGACCTGGCTGCTGCCCTTGTAATCCGTCGCCGAGGGTGTCGGGCTCCCCGCCAATTGCGAAACATTCCCCAGTGTTACCGTTGCCTTTGTTCCATTTGGTCTTTTTCCCGTGCTGCTTGTCCCCTCTGGATTGGTTTGGCCTCCGCTCGGTGTTGTTGGTGTCGGATGCCCCGCCAACAGACTCAGCGAGGCCGTCGAATGATTGCCCTTCCCGAAGGCCGCTTTCCCCCGTTTGCCGTCTCCGGCTGTTGGGCTCGGTTGACCCGCCAACGTCGCACTGCTCACCAACCCGTTGCGCGGATCGATTGAGACGTCCCCACGCTTCTCGGCATCGTTCGCCCGGGGTGTAGGCGATCCAGAACAGCCGTTGCCGGATATGGGGCGCGCCGACGCCCGCAGCGCACAGATCCGCGGCTCCGAACCGATATCCCATTGCTTCCAGGTCAAGACGTATTCCGGCGAGCCATTCGCGGCCATCCGCGCTTGCAACCTGTTCGCCAACGACGATTGGAGGACGGTGCTGGGCGATAAGCCAGCGAAAAGCGGGCCACAGGTGGCGCGAGTCCTCAGTTCCTCGGCGCAAGCCGGCGTCACTGAATGGCTGGCAAGGGCATGATCCGCTCCACAGGGGGAAGTCATCGGGCACACCAGCCAATCGCGATGTGATTGCCCAGCCGCCAATGCCTGCGAAAAAGTGGCACTGCTCGTACCCGCAAAGCTCTCCTGGGGGCACGTCCTCGATACTCCGCTCATCGACGACTCCCGCCGGCAAGTGTCCCCGCCCGACAAGCTCCCGCAACCACGCTGCCGTTTTCGGCTCGAACTCGTTGTAGTACTGCATGGCATCATGCCCCCTCCAGTGGTAGGCCATGCGGCGGCGGCGGAAACGGAACGGCGACAAAGAGCTTGGTAAGCCCCACAAAACCCGCTGCCCGCGCCCAATGCCCCTTCGGCGTCAGGAAAGCGACTTCGCCAGTTCTCCCATTGGGATACCAGTACATTTCCTCATGCGGCTTCGTAATCTCCTCATACCGCAACACCGGGAACAGCTCGCACTTCGGGATACCCTCCGGCGGGGTCGCTTCGATCCTTGTTTCGCTTTGCGCATTTGCATCTTCGCGTCTTGGCGTTGACTTCTTGGTATTCACGATTCGTCCTCCTCGGTTGGTTCGGTCGGTTCGGGGTCGGCGGTCAGTTCGAAGTCGCTTTCCTCGGCGATCTGCAGGCCCTTGGCGGCGGCGGCGGCCACCTTGTCCCGGCAGGAGTCGCAGAGCTCCGGCCCATGCAGCAGCGCCCGGATGTGGACGAGGATGTCCTGCGCCAGCGCCGCGATGTCCCGGCGATACCGCAACACGATCTCCCGCTCCCCCTCCTCCAACTTCTGGCGCTTCAGCAACGCCGAGAACCGTTCGTTCTCCTCCTTCCAGCTCGCGCCCTGGCCCAACTCCGCCCCTTCCTGCGGCCCCGGCAACGGCCCGGCCTGCAGCAAGGGCAACGGCGGGTTATCGACGGCTACCCGCGCCGGCAAGGTCTGGCCCTTATACTCCCGTATCCAAGCCTGCTGCACCTGCGCTGTCGTCTCGCCAGGCATCCCCGCCTTGCGGTAGCGGTAGTACGTCGTCCGATCCACCCCCAGCTCCAGCGCCCGCCGCGAAACGTTGACCTTCTCAGCCATCGCAAATACCGCCTTTCGCCATTCTTTCTATGCCCTCCTCTATCCAGAAATTCCCGATCATTTCTTTGCACTCAGGACAGAATCGGCAATTCAAAACGATCCCGGTGTCGATCTGAATCCAATTGCAGATCAGGTCTTCGTATTCCTTCCCCATAGCCTCTACCTGTTCGTCGTCGGCATCCCAGTCGATAACCGCAGCCGACGCTAATACTGGCTCGATCATTTGGTTGCATGATGGACAGACTTCGGTGACCCTACTCATGTCAGTTCCTCCACATACTCGAATTCGATCCGGGTTACCTCGGTGCAGGGAGTGCAGCCCCGATTCGCCTTGCAGAAGAACGCC